GATCCGGCACGGCTACTGCCATCTGTCCCGGATCCGGGTCAGCGTCGGGCAGAACGTGAAGAAGGGGCAGGTCATCGGCTACTCCGGGAACACCGGGAACAGCACCGGCCCGCACCTGCACTACGAGGAGCGGCGCTCCCCGTACAAGTACGCGAACCACCGCAAGCCGGTCTACAACCGGGAGGCCTGATGCCCGTCTCGCAGAACGGCTACGAGGTCCTGGACAAGGACACCTCGGGCCCCTGGCCGCATCTGCGGGAGTGGACCATCCCCGGGGTGAAGCGGCGGATCCTGCTCCGGGACGGCTCGGCGGGCTTCCTGCTGATCCACCTGGCGCTGTGGTTCGACCAGGTGCTCGAGGACATCGACCAGGGCGTGGACGACTGGGGTTGGTCGCCGCGCAAGATCAGTGGGTCCAGCAGCTGGTCCAATCATGCCTCGGGCACCGCGATGGACCTCAACGCCACCAAGCACCCGCAGGGCCAGTCCCCGTCCCGCTCGTTCAGCACCCAGAACATCACCGCGATCCACACCCGGCTGGCCCTGTACAAGAGCTGCCTCAAGTGGGGCGGGGACTACCGGACCACCAAGGACTCGATGCACTGGGAGATCGACCGGGGCAGCGCGCTGGTGGTCAAGATGGCCCAGTCCCTGGTGGACAGCCCGCGCGGCAAGGCCGTGCTCTCGGCCAACCCGGGCGCTCGGGAGATCATCCTCTAAGGAGGCACCATGCTCGAGACCAAGGTGTCGGTGGGAGCCGGCGCTGCCGGGATCACCGGCCTGGTGATGTGGGCGCTGGGTGAGTTCGTGTTCACCGGCGGAAACGTGCCGAACGAGGTGGTCACCTTCGTGGCCTGGCTGGTGCCGGCGCTGGTCGGTCTGGCCGCGGGCTACCTGGCTCCGCATACCCCGCGGCCGGATCTGCCGGTGGCCACACCTCCGGCTCCACCGGTTGTGCAGTGAGCATCCGATGCCGAGGGCGTGCACGGTCACCGGGTCCTTCACCACTCGTGTGGGGGTCGCCGGCCAGGGCCTGGTGCAGGTCACGGCCACCGACAACGACGCGATCAGCTGGGACTACGAGATCCGCACGCCGGCCGGTACCTTCCGGGTCCCGATCCCCTGGAGCGAAGCCGGCTGGAGCCTACGGGAGCTGATCGATGAGCATCATCCTGGCCCGCGGCCCCCGCACCGACGATGAACTCTACGAGCTGGTCAAGGCACTGTGGGGGATCACCATCCCCCGGCACAAGGTCTGCAGCGACCACGACGCGCCGTTCGACGCCTTCTCGGCCGCCTACTTCCGGCGGATGCCCTCGATCCTGATCCACGGCTCGCGTGGGCTGAGCGGCAAGTCCCGGCTGATGTCCATCCTCGGGCTGACCGTGGCCGCGGTGCTGGGCTCGGATGTGAACATCGTCGGCGGCTCGCTGAACCAGTCGATCAACATCCACAACACCATCCGGAACGCCTGGGAGTCCGAGAACGCCCCGCGCTATCTGGTCCGGGAGGAGACCGCGACCCGGATCAAGCTGACCAACAAGTCGATCATCATGCCGCTGACCGCCTCCCAGAAGTCGGTGCGTGGCCCGCACCCACCGTCCTTGCTGCTGGACGAGATCGATGAGATGGACCTGGAGATCTTCGACGCCTCGCTGGGCCAGCCGATGCCCCAGGAGAACTGGAAGGGCGACATCATCCGGCCGATGACGGTGATGACCTCCACCTGGCAGTACCCGGACAAGACCTTCGCCGAGGTGCAGCAGCGGTTCATCGACCGCGACGACAAGATCTTCCGGTGGTGCTACCTGGACACCTCCAACCCGATCGACGGCTGGCTGGACCAGGAGACCATCGAGCAGAAGCGCAAGGAGATCCCCGCCGAGATGTGGCGGGTGGAGTACGACCTGGGCGAGCCGTCCATCGGCAACCGCGCCATCGACTCGGCGGCGGTGGAGGAGATGTTCAGCCTGCCCGAGCAGACCATCCGGCAGTCGGTGGCCAAGGAGAAGCAGGAGTACCGGTTCGAGGAGCCGAAGAGCGACCGGGAGTACGTGATCGGCGCGGACTGGGCGCAGTCCCAGGACTGGACCGTGAGCAGCATCGTGGACGTGAGCGTCTTCCCGGTCCACGTGGTGCACTGGCTGCGGATGCGCCGGCACCCGTACCCGGTGATGATCGGGCACTTCAACCGGCTGATGAAGGAGTACAACGCCGAGGGCATCCACGACGCCACCGGGCTGGGTGCGGTGGTCGCCGACTACGTGGACCGCCGGGCCCGGGGCTTCCTGATGACCGGTGCGAACCGGGACAACATGCTCAGCGAGTACATCTCCAGCGTGGAGAACGGCCGCTGGCGGGCTCCCCGGGTGCCGGTGTTCTACAAGAACCACCTCTACGCCTCGGTGGAGATGATCTACGCCCGGGGCAAGGAGTACCACCTGCCGGACGAGATCTGCTCGATGGCGCTGTGCTGGCGGCTGGTGAGCAAGCGGGCCATCCCGGCGCACCCGATCGTGGTGGCCGGCAACAACGACCCGACCTGGATGGAGCGGGAGATGGCCGAGAACGCCGACGCCAAGCGCAAGCCCGGGAACTGGACGGTAGGCGGGGTGGAGAACAAGTCGAACGAGGCAGCCCAGGAGTTCAACCTGATGGTGTGAGTGACAGCGACGGGATGATGAAGACATGGCTGACGTGAGACTGCCCCAGGGCGACATCTCCACCTGGGACGAGGACAACGCTGGGGATGAGGTCCCCAAGAACGTCGGCCCGATGACCGAGCTCGGTGTCACCGGGGTCAAGCGGGTCTCCGGGTACATCGATGAGGAGTTCCTGCCGGCGCTGCGCGGCCGCAAGGCGGTCCGGGTCTACCGGGAGATGGCGGCCAACGACTCGATGGTCGGCGCGATGCTGTTCAGCATCGACAAGCTGATCCGCGAGGTGGAGTGGAAGGTGCTGCCCGCCGACCAGTCCGAGGAGAACCTGCTGGCCCAGGAGTTCCTCGAGTCGAACATGGAGGACATGAACGAGCCCTGGGACGGGTTCATCGGCGAGGTGCTCTCCGAGCTCACCTACGGCTGGTCCTGGCACGAGATCGTCTACAAGCGCCGGCTGGGCCCCTGGCAGAAGGACCCGACCAAGCGCTCCAAGCACAGCGACGGGCTGATCGGCTGGCGGAAGATGCCGATCCGCGCCCAGGAGACCCTGATGCGCTGGTCCTTCGATGAGACCGGCGGGATCCGGGCGATGATCCAGATGGCCCCGCCCCGGTACCAGACCACGGTGATCCCGATCGAGAAGTCGATCCTGTTCCGGACCGCGATCGCCAAGGGCAACCCGGAGGGCCAGTCGCTGCTGCGCACCGCCTACCGGTCCTGGTACTTCAAGAAGCGCCTGGAGGAGTTCGAGGCGATCGGCGTGGAGCGGGACCTGGCCGGGATGCCGGTGGGCCGGGTGCCCGCCGACTACCTGACCGCGGCCAAGGGCACCCCGCAGGCGAAGACCGTGGACGCCTTCCGGAAGATGGTCCGTGGGGTGCGCCGGGACGAGAACGAGGGCCTGGTGCTGCCCACCCAGTACGACCCGGACACCAAGCAGCCGCTCTTCGACTTCGAGCTGATGAGCTCGGGAGGCACCCGGCAGTTCGACACCAACTCGATCAACCAGCGCTACGAGCAGCGGATCCTGATGAGCGTGCTGGCCGACTTCATCATGGTCGGGCACCAGGACACCGGCTCCTACTCGCTGCACACCGACAAGACCGGGATCTTCCGGGCCGCGCTGAACGCGATCACCAAGGGCATCGCGGACACCCTGAACCGGTACGCGGTGCCCCGGCTGTTCGCGGTGAACGGCTGGAAGCTCGATCAGCTGCCCCGGTTCGAGCCGACCAACGTGGACCCGCCGGCGCTGGACCAGCTGGCCGCGTTCATCTCGGCCACCGCTGGGGCCGGCATGCAGTGGTTCCCGGACCCGGAACTGGAGAAGTACGTCCGGGAGATCGCCCGGCTCCCGGAGATGACGGATGAGGACATCGACTACAAGCGGGCGATGCTCGAGCAGCAGCAGGCGATGGAGTTCGCCGGTGGCCAGATGGAGATGCTCGGGATGAAGCAGAAGGCGGAGATGACCGCCCAGGGCTTCTCCCCGGAGCAGGCCCAGATGCACTCCGAGCAGCCCACCGCCGAAATGCAGCAGCAGTACGCGGTGGACGGGGCGACCTCCGAGCAGGAGGCCGAGGCGGCCCGGCGGCTGCACCCGGTGGGTCAGGCCGACCAGGCGGACGCGCAGATGCAGATGCAGATCGAGCAGAGCCGGGAGGAGATGA